AAGTTCCCTCATGACAATATGAATAGCATCCCAAAAATTGGGATCGCCAATTGTTCGATAAATGTTTCCACCTTGAAATGTCAAATTTGATTCAAAAACAGATTGTGGTGTATTCCATCCATCGGGTGAAATCTTTTCTCCTTGGGTATTCCCCCCATGAGACTTGATAAACAAAAGCTTGAGTGAACCATCATCAAGAATCACAAAACGAAACCACATTTGAGCCCCATCAATCTTGATTGTCGCATGACACTTGTTATTCGTCTTGAATGGATACTGATTTCGACGGCAATTTTCGAAACATTCTGACAAATTCTTTGCTCCAGTGTATCCGGAACCCGTGCTTCGTTCCTCGAACTTATCAAACCTAACAATATGCGCCATTTTGTCCGGCTTGTCGTAAAAATATCACACGTTCAAACGTAATATCGAATTAATACTTTAACTTAGTAAATATAATAAAAATCAATTTTTTTATTATATTGTTTAATAAAATGTCTAAAAATGTCAAAAAATATTAATAATGGGAGGGGATTAGGGTTTTATTTCATTTGATTTACTTACCAAATGTTTGATTAATTGAACCTTGACGACTAGATTCAGCAACATCTTTTGTTAATTGTTGTTGTTCCTTTATTTGTTGTTTAAGGTCTTGTATTGTTTCTTTTAATGATTGAATTTCACGAATAGCCATATCATTTTCAGCTTTGAGTGTTGCTATTTCAGCTTTGTGTTTTAGTTGTAAATTATCTATAGCACAATGTTTTTCAACATTTGCTTTAGATTCAATTTCTTTACGCAAAGTTTCAAGTTCTTTTTTATGCGTATCATCTAAATCACTTCTCTCATTACATAACTCATGATATTCATCGGAATTCACAGGTTCTTCATTGAACTCACTAAGAATTTTAATAGCCCCTTCACGCCTATATTCACGGAGAGTTTGGTCAGCTTGAATTTTAGCATTTTTTAATTCATTATCAATATCTTGTTTTCTTATTTTGAAAGAATTCTCTAATTCAATCATCTGTTCATCTTTTGTCTTCTTTAGATCATCAATTTCTAATGTGTAATTTATTAATGTTTCCCTTTTTAATTCTTCAACACGTTCTACAGATTTATTAAATTCAGTCATTGTTTTTTCCAATACATTTAGTGCTCTCGTTAAAGCAATACGGTCAGATTCTGGAGTTTGTTTGGCAACTGGCATTTTTGTAGTTTGATTTTTTTGATTTTTTATTTTGGTATGAAAATTAATATTATAAAATTCTTTATATTTTATTATTTTATTAAAAAACATAATTAACACATAATAATTGGAAATAAAAATTGAACTACAAAATATGAGTAATTTAATTATTCAATTAATATATTCAAAATGGAGATACCAACAAATATTTTAGTGCGTGTAAATGGTTTAGATATCAACATTTCAAATTTAGACAAGGAAAAAATTATTGTTGAAATTAATTTAACAGATAAATCTAATCAAAAATTATCTAGTGAAGAAATATCTATACCTAACAAAGAAATATCTATAACTAAAGAAGAAGAAATATCTATACCTAACAAAGAAATATCTATAACTAAAGAAGAAGAAATATCTAAAGAAGGATTAAAAAAAAGTGTAATTAAAAAAAGGAAATTAGAAGAAGACGAAGTTAATAATGAAAGTAAAAAAAAACAAAAAATAGATAATGATATATTAAAAAAAACTATAACAGAGAGAATAACATATAATAAACCAGTTAGATTTCCTCAAATATAGACAAATGATTATTTTCTATATTATAAATCAAATGGAACATAATGGAGGATTTACTTTATTTAAAAAGAAAAGTATGACATATTATGATTATTTTAAAAACGCACAAAAATCAGAGAAAAAATTAATTACAGAATATAAAAAATATTTAAAATTGAAAGAAAATTATGAAAAAATTTTTAATATTCATCTAGAAAATCTTTCTAAATTAGATAAACAATTTAATAATTGTAATTCTTTTAAAAAATGTTTTCTAGATATGTTTGATGATAAAGTTGATAATGATACTCTTCGTTATAGTAAACCATTATTATTACAAAATTATGATATGATTGATAATTTTTATTCAAAAGAAGATATTATTTATTTTCATTTAATTCGACAAATATTATATATATTATATGTTAATTTCCCTCCCGAACATCGTTTATTAATTAAAAATATTGATTTGAATAATGTTAATAAATCAAATAATCAAGATGGAATTGAACTTATAATAAAAACAATTGATGGAACAAAAACCATATTCCCTCTAGAACATCTAAAATATTATATTGATAAAAAGAAAACAATTCAACAAATTGATGATTGTTTATCACAAATGAAAGAATATACTAAAAAACCAAATGAAACTAAAAAAACTAAAACAAAAAAAATTAAAACAAAAAATACAATCGATGATATTTTAATTGAACATAAATCTATTAAAATGGTTGATAAAAATTTACCTATAATTCCACCATTACCAAAAAACAAAACATTACCAAAAAACAAAAGTATAAAATCAATTTCAAAAAAGAAAGATAAAGATATTAAGGATATAAATTTACCTTTAGATGCTCCTATATTACCAGTTTTTGAAATTGAAATACCAAATAAAAAATTCTAAATTTTAATATTTTTTGGTGTTGATTTCAAAATTACAGAACCTACAGTATCACCATGAGACAAATTATTTATTGGACAATAAATAATCTTCATTTTTTGATTTTTATATTTACTATTATCTCTAACTAAATTAGCAACAATATTAATTAAAATTTTATCTTTAATAATATCATTTGACTTTTTAACATTTGATTCAGATATATATATAATTCCATGAGGTGATGGTAAATTATCAATATGAAACCACAAATCATATTGTTTCGCTTCATCTATTAATTCCTTATTTTCATTCGCATTTTTACCAATTTTAATAGGTATGATTATATCAGTATCTAGAATATCATCATCTTCAGATATAATTTTTTTTTCAGAATAATTGTAATAAAAAATTTTCATTTTATATCTATTAATTAGTGTATCTATTAATTAGTGTATCTATTAATTTTATTTTTAATTTCAATTTTTAGACTATTGATATAGTTAAATTGATTGATAAATATTAATACACAAGTTTTCCGATTTAATATCCAATTTAAGTATTGTTTCATATTTTAGATTTAATTCTTTGTTCGGGTCATCATATTCATACTTTTGACTTTTGAATGGATGATTCGGAAAACAAGAAATATATATATAAACATAATCAAACATCTCAAATGGAGACATCATTGTTTTTGGTTTCTTTTCAATATATTCAATCCATTTCTTCAACAAATGACTATAGAGAAAATTTGAATTTAGTGTTCCGAGATGAAAAATGATATTGTCAATAATTACAATTGGCAATTTCAAAATATATGACAAATATTGACGAAGCATCATCATTTTAGGAAATTGTAAATTTTGCTCATAATACCAAATCCACAATTCATCATATTCACCCATTGGATTGTCTCTAGGTGCTAGTATAAATTGATATTTTGGAAGTTGGTTTTCAATCATTTTCATAAACTGTGATACCGAATTGATATTCCATCCAAAATTTGTTTGATAAAACATCCGATTAAACATTATGTAATTATACAAATATACAGAAATACATGATTGACATTCAAGACGATGTGTTTTGAAAAAGATTGGGGCAAACTGAACCAACCACAACATCAAATTTTTGGCTTGTAGATAAGTAAGATTAAAAATTTGTATTTGTTTCAAAACTTTAATACTTTTTGATCTTTCAATACTCTTACGAAATGAAATCCCAGATGAAGGATTTTCATTAACATGTTGAACACGAACAGCTTTGATAATTTCAGGTTCAATTTTTCTAAGAAATGCTTTGTCCTCTTGATTTTGATTGGATGAAAGTCCAAAAACACACAAACTTGTTAATCCAATGAAATATTGATATATAACAAGAACATTACCATTTTTTGGTATCATGTGTGATGGTGTGAATTCTATTTGACTAATCTTTCGTGAAGTGGGAACTTTTTGATGAAGAGTGTAGCTATGTTCGCGAACACGATGGTAATTTTCCATGTTTGGATTCTTGAAATGTGAATATCAAGAGCAACGGAAAAAGATAATTTTTCATATATTAGGCAATCGGAATTCAATTTTATTTATGGGTGCGTATGTAAAATATCCTTTTTTTCATAATTTATACGACTGAACACTCACCTAAAATTACACACTATTAATAATTGTATGAAGAACTTTGTCAATTATTAATTTAGAATTTTTAAAATAATCATCATTCGCCATATCAATTATTGTTTTTAAAAATTTGAGTTGAATTTTATTTGTATCAAAATGTGGATATAAATTAGTTTTTTCTTTATCTACAACAATTTGATATCCAGAAGCATAAATTTGTTCATATTGATTAATGTATTTATCAGTTATTTGATTGTAATCTTTTGGATTAATACTTGTTTCATTAATATTTTTAGCACCAGCATAAAAATCCATTCCAGCTATTCGTAATTCACTTGGATTTTTAATTAATATATCTAGAATAGCATAAACACCAGTTAAAGTAAAATCTGGTAATTCAGACATTTGAGAATTATACATAAATGAATCTTGACTTCCATCCATTCGAGGTAATAAATTATTTGATACTTTACGAAATAATAATTTTGGATATAATGATGAAAAAAAATCATCTTGATTATGTTCTAGACATAAGGCATGATAAATATATAATTTCGGTTCCATAGATTGATTATTTTCTTTAATTTTTTGAAAATCAATTAATGTTTCTGGGAGAATTATATTTTTACATTTATAACAATAATGAGATGTTGTGGGGTTATTAGGAAAAATTTGATAAGTTGAATTAATAACTTTTAAATTTGATAACCATTTTTCAGGATATTTATTTTTATAATGATGACGCATTTTTTGATTACAATAAATAATATCAGTTCTAGAACCATAGTCATTTGGATTAGATTCTGATAAACAAAAACCATGATTAATTCTAACAACTAAATCATATTGATCGAAAATTTTTCCAAGATTTTTATTTTCCAAATATGGCGATGGTCCGACAATTATAACACGTTTATTTTTAATTAAATTAGAATATTCATTATCAACATTGGAACGATTATTAAATGTATCATTTATCCATTTTTTAACAATATTTTGACTATAATACATAAATATTAGATTGATAAAGTATATAATTTTAAATCTTATGTTAAATAAATATTTTGTCTAATATTTTCTCTATAATTATCAAATGAGCAACACATCAGAATTTTATAAAATTTCGTGTATAGATAAAAATAATCAATGTAATTTTATTCAACCAATTGATACAAATTTAGATATGAGCGGAATAAATATTAATACCGGAAGTATATATAATAAAAATGAACAAGATATTGTAAATCAATCATTTACACGAATATGTAATCAATTTGATGGTAAAAAAGAAAAATGTTGTGATCCTCTAGAATATAGATATAAAATAAATGAATCTGATTTATTAAAAATTCCAAAAATTAATGTTAATCGTGATAAATTAAATAATATCACTTCAATTGAAGTCTGTAAAGATCCTAAAACATGTTCAAATGATGATAATTCCAAACAATGGATACAACCAACACCATATTTAATGTGTAAAATTGGTGATAACGAATTAGAACAAAAAACAAATAATGTCTTCGAAACAAAAACATTATATCCTGATTGCTATTCTAATGATAGACAATGTGATTCAAATAAATACATTACTATTAATCATTTAACATCAAAAACAATTAATAAAGAATCATATGATTATTATGATGATTCTAGATTGGTTTCTTATGTCAAAGAAGATAATTTAACACAAATTAAATTATATTATGAAAAACCATTAAATCAACGTCCAGATATAAATAAAAAATTATCACATGATGATGCCTCAAACACACTTTTACATAAAGCTTGTTTGGAAAATGCTGTTAAAATTGTCAGATATTTAATTACTAATCAAGCTGATATCAATGTTCGTAATTATTATGGTGAAAGTCCTTTATTATGTGCTGTAAAAGTGAATAACATTCAAATTGTTAGTTTTCTTTTAAATCAAAATGCTGATATGACACTACGTAATAATAAGGGGCAAAATGTATTATCTTATTCTGTATTATATTCTGATTTAGCAATGACAACATTATTATATAATAATCAAGGGGATATTAATAATATTGACAATGATGGTAATACATTACTTCATTTAATTGTTCAAAGTCAAAATAAAAATGATAAAAAAGACATGTTATTATTTTGTTTGGAAAGAGGTGTGAATATTGATTTAAAAAATAATAAAGGTAAAACCGCTTTAGAATTAGCTGAAGAATTACAAGTTAAAAATAAAGAGATTAATGAAGATATGTTAAATCAAAAATTTTATTTATCCCCTAATTTAGAAAAAAATGAAGATGATATTATTAACAAAAATAAGGAATTATTAGAAATTATAACAATTTTACGACGTGCTGATTTTAAACATAAACCACACATATATAAACAAAAATTTATAGAAAATGTCCCTAAAGCATCAGTTGTTGAAATTAAACGTTGGGGATGTGCTGGTGGTAATTCTAGTGGTCTTGAAGATACTCTAGATAAATGTCATTTAGTTAATGGTCAATGGTATGAATATTATGATAGTCAAAATAGTCAAAATAATAATCAAAATCAATCTGAATCTTTTCAAGAAACTGGAGATTATAATTTAAAACCATCGCAAATGACAAAAATTCAAATTAATTCAAATAATTCAGAAAATGATAAATTATGGTATATTTATGATAAAAATAAACCAAG